GAAGAGTCTTAAATATCAAACGATTATCACCTCCGTTAAGCTAGCCGTTTTGGGTAGCCTATTTCTTGTGCCTATTTTCAATTCTTAAATTTCTTCGCAAATTTCTTCAAAAAGTACTTGACTTTTTATTAGTAGGCTTTCTATAGCATGGTTCCGTCGGTAATGTACGTAAATCCGCCAATGCAGTCATTGTTCTTTTTAAGCGCATCCGACCCAGCGTTACGGGCGTAAAACGTACCGTCTGAACCCATATAGGATATATTGGCATTGTTACCGTAATACGACACGGCACGAACACCCGATTCTGTTATAGGCTTTGGAACTCCCCTAATCTTTCCGGCGGCGATATTTGCTCCGCTTGCTACTTCTCCGGCACATTTTGTCGAAACTTCCATCTGAACAATGTTTCCGCACCGATACCAACGTGGCTGAAAACCAACTGCTCCGGTTGTTAGGGTTATTTTTCCAGTACCACGTTGTATATTCATCGTAATATTGTTCGCTGATATGTTTTCGGCTGATATGTTTTCGGCTGCTATCTTATTAGCATCAACTTGCGCTGTGCCTACATACATAGCACGGATATCTTGCTCAACATTCAGCGTGTTCCCGAAATAGCCATTTCCAAGAAAGTCAACTGTAAATGCATCTCTCCTATTGTTTTCGGATGCAATTCCTGAGCCAATTTTCAGCGCTTTGAAATCGTATAGATTCATTCCCATATAGTTGATTACGTCTTTTGTTCGATATTGTCCAATGTCCACGATAGCCGGATTAAATTCTATATCGTATGCGGCTCGTAGCGCTATGATATCCTTTCTCGTAATTTTTTCGCTTGTAGCAAGTTCGAAGCCGTTATAGTACTCATTACCGCTATTGCTAAATTCTTCGTAATGGAGGCTATTACCACCAACAGCCTCATTGATTGTTATGGTTCCTCCGCCTTCAAGCTCAAACCATACTCGCTTAGCTCCTTTATTATAGAAGCTGTAATTATACGAATAGCTATAGCTTCCGTCTAGGTCTATCGTTCTATTTATATCTTCTACCGAAAAAGCGATGCTGTCTGATATTTCCGGGTAGATATCTTCGGTCGGCGTAAGCTTATCTGTATTAATCCAAGTGCTGATTATTTCCGTGCCGCTTTTGAAGCTGTCAACGCTGAATAAGCTTTCTGGTCCGGCGTTTACCGCCATTTTGTCTTTTGCGATTGTTACATGCTGTTCGCTTTCCCCGCCAATGTCAATGGTCTCCCCGTAAGAGGCAAGCACTTTTTGACCGTCTCGAATCTGTACATCCTTATCGGTGAGTAGAACGTTGTTTTTCGTGGCTGCTATTGGTTTTACGGCTTCCGGTGATACCATCGTTCCGGTATCATCCGTGTTGATATAGTTATCTGCATAATTCCGTGCATCGCTAGCATCGTTCCGTGCTGTTTGGTCCTTAAGCTCCGTGCTTGACGGTCCGGTTTTATTGGTTACGGTTAAAACAGTACTTCCGGAAGTTCCAGTGCTAAGGTCTACCGTTGGGCTGTATCCATCTTCTCCGGGGTCTCCTTTTTCGCCCGGCGCTCCGGTTGGTCCCTTCTCTCCCTGTTCGCCTTTTGTTTTGACCCACTTATACACTGCCGGGTCCGTTCCTGCTTCCTCCGTCAGCTGATTTACTGCAGTACCAAGGTACTCTTTCCCTTCCGGGGAAAATGAGAATCCGTCACCGTCGATGGTATCGGCGTAAGCAATCCATGTGTACAGCTCCCGGACTTTTGACAAATTCGCAAAACTGCTTGCTAGGCTTTCCACCAACTCCGAAATGCCGCTATCCTTGATTACATACTCACCAAGTGTAGCCTTCTTCGTTCCGTCGGTGACAGATGTTTCAAGCTCAAGGATTCTTCCGGAAATGTAAGTGTTCCCGGCATCGTCCACAATGTTTACACGGTCACCAATCCCTACCCCCGGCGGCAGGTCCGCAATGTCAATTTCATAATTTGTTTCAATATCCGAAATGGAATCCAGCTTTTCTTTTGCCAGCTTGTAAAGGTCAGCCTGTGAAGCCGTGTCCGAGGATTCGAATTTCTGATACAAATTACCACTGAAAGAATCTTTGCTCGAATAGTCCACTCTTGCCCATTTTGTCAGCGCTTCGAGGGATACAAGGTTTCCGTCCGGGTCAATCTGATACTTGTCTTTATCTGCCTCCGGAATTGTGAAGCCGATAAGCGTTAAGTTGTCCTTTCCGGTTGCATAAAGCGCTGTCGCTAGGTTCTCGATGGTATTCTTTACGGTGATATTGTTCACCTCTTTGTTGATGTACAGATTGATTTTTGTGTCTCTCCCTGTTTCATCTGCGATATCAACCCACCTATCCGACACGGTCAAGCCTTTAACGCTGAATCCATATGTAAGCTCTGCATCGAACTTCTCCGCAATATCCGCAAGCCTCTTTGTTACCGTATCGGTGCTAGTCCATTCAAGCTTTTTCGGATTCTTCGAAACGTTGTTGTTTCTGAGCCGAAAACCTGTTTTTTCAAGAAATTTATTGATGTAATCCGCTGCACTCATCTGTTCCGTTCCGGTGTACTCCTTAGCAAGATTGTTCAGCAGGTCTAGCCCGGAATCCTCCGATTCAAATTTGATTGTGTGGTCCAATACGGACAGCTCCGTGGTTGTAATCATGAAGAGATTCACAATATCCATATCGGCTGCAGTTTCTTTGCCGTAGTAGGCTAATACGTAGTTCCCCGCCCTGCACCAACCTTCAATGTCTGACCTTGTATCGTCGGTATAGGCGACTGTGCAATCGAGCGTTGCAATTCCTGTTTCCACTTCTTCCTTTTTCGTGTCGTCGGTGATAACATAGCCGCCCGACAAACTGGTTGAAGCTGTTCCGAGAATTTTAAAGTTTTTATCTGCAAAATATAAAATCATATGAATACCTCTCTATAGGTCATTGAGAACTTTGGCGCTGTTGATTCGCTCACGTAATACTCCGACGGATTCGCCGCCCACTGTTCGTATGTAGGCTGCGTGCTGTACACCGTGCCGCTTGAATTGCAGTAGACGGTCGGATTCGTGCCCGCATCGCTGAACTGATAATAGCTTGTCGGGTTTGCGTTATACTCTTCCTCAGTCGGATATACCCGCTCTTTCGCCGAATTGTAATATTCAATCCCGCTATCGTATGGAGTGTCTGAATCAAGCTGTTGGTAATAATCCCTGCCGTAAGCTTCATCGGACCGGCACCGCCTAATGTATGGCTGCTGCCCCGCCCACGCCGAATAGGACGTGTGAACTGAATTCGTTCCGGGCGTTAAAACTAGCGTTTCCCAGTCGTTCCCCAGCGCTCCAAGGTCCGGGCGCTTTACGCCTTCGTCGCTTCCGTGCCTCACCATGGTTACAGTGGCGGTCTTTCCGTCTGCCGTCAAGATATCTCCGTTTTGAAATGGAATTTCTGTCGAATTTTCGCTAGTCTTTGGTCGACCATAAAACGATAGATTTCTAACGCCTAGCCAATCCATCGGCGGTTGTGCCTTCCACTGGTAAGCGGCAATTACAACCTTTGTGACGTTGGTGTCCTCGAAATTGTAAATTGCCGGGAACGGGTAAAATTCGCTCGTGGCGCTCCCGAATTTGTAGGATATCATGTACCATCCGCCCTCAATCTTAACTGTAAGGTTGCTATTCTTGTTATCTGCGTTGAAGGTGGTCGTCTTGTCGACAACTTCATTCTGCCATACATACTGAATAGTCGCATTCTTGCCCCGACTTGACTTATACGCTCGGATACCGGCTACTATGTCATTGCTTTTATTCAGCGCCATAACTTCAAGCATTCCGCATTGTGTAACATCGTTGGCACTAGACCCGATGGAAAACTTGACCGATGCATCAATGCTGTAGAATTCTGCGCCGCTGGTTCCGTTCTCATCCGGCGGCAACTCCCTTGTGATTGTTGCCCCGTGCCATCCGCTTTGTGTTACGCTTCCATAGCTTGATTTCAAGAAGTAGTTGGTCGGTGTTTTGTCGGTATAAGTCGGGATTGTGATTGTGTTTCCGCTCCGAGAACTCAGCTTTCCGGCTGACCCTTTCGCTCCGGATTCCTTCACCTCCACCTTGCAGGATAGGTCAATGGTCCCGGCTTGAATGTCCGACACCGTGAACGTGTACGGCACCTTGTGCGAGCCTTTGCCCCACGATTTGCCGCCAGCCTTGATTGTTTTTGTGTAGCTCTTGCCCGCCACCGTAAGAACCGCTTGCAGCTTTGCTTTCTTCCAGTTCTTTTTTACCTTTCCGCTGACCGAACCAACGACGGCGGTAATATCCACCGTGAGCTTTACCGAACTAGCTGTTCTTCCGGTCGCTTTGTAGTACATCTTGTATTTAACGCTCGGTGCACTTCCTGAACTGTCAGACACCGGACTTGAAACCCATGTTTTCTTTTTGGCATCCCACTTATAGCCGATAATCGCCCCGCTGGTAGTTCCGGAAGGCGTGGAATTGGCGCCATATGCTTCATAAAAACCGCCCTCGATAGGTGCGCCGGAATACCCTGTGCCGCTCTGATTCGGCTTCCACAGCTGCTGAATAGCGCTTCCAAAGTTGCCCGCTTGCGTGAACTCCTGCGACACCCTGATAGGCTGCACTTCTGCCGGCTTCTCGATGGAAATATCCGGGTCGCCAAACTGCAAAATGTGCTCATTGCTATCAAAAAACGCAACGTATCCGCAATTACCCAGTTCGCCCAGCTTTTCGTCTTCGTTTCCTTGGTAGCTGGTATCATCGGCGTTGGTTTCGTCAACTTCCGGCTTTGTTGTGTAAAAACTTGCTTTGAATGTCGGATGCGCCGGGACCGTTCCGCCGTATTCAACCATCATGGTTGTATTTCCGTCTATATCCGTAAATGATTCCGCTTCATATTCATCAACCGAATACTTGAACGGGTCCTGACAGTAGATTGTCCACTCTCCCTTTACGGCGTTCCGTCCTTCCTCGATATCGCCCTCAAAATACGGCGTTCCAACAAAGAACATATCCTCTTCATCATGAAAGATGAACTGACTCTCTTCTCTATCGAGAATCCCATTCAGCTTGTTGAAGGCGCTCCGGAACGATTCGTTATCTTCTGCGACAAGTTGAAACCCGACAATAATTTCTCTCTCCGGGTATCGTGTCGTTTTGATTTTCGTTCCGTTCCGGCTTCCGATTTCTTCTGTTTTAAGGTCCTTTTTAAGGCTCTCCCTGCCTTTTGTATACAATGTGCGGTAACCTTCGATATACAGCGATGAATTCTCATCTTCGATGTATTCGCCGTTAATCATTACCGCCTCGGAAGGTAGAGACAATAAAGTCCCTACCTCCGTTGTGTCTCGGAATACGTACACTATCTGATACCTCTCCTTCTGTTTGCTCTGGTGGTCAATCGGTTCTGTTCCTGCTGCATAGTAGGCGCAAGTTGCTTTGACACCACCTTTCCGTCAAGCTCGGACACTACCGTGATTTCGTAGTTGGCGGTACTTGTATAGTCCCATGTATCATTCAAGCTATAATCTCCGGCAAATGCCATTCTGCTAGGACTCAGTGTAGCCATGTTCGCCAGCTTTGCAGCCATTCGGCTAATGTCACGCTTCTTGGATTCCATACCGTTAACTAAACCCATTGATAGGAATGCACCAATCTTATGGGTTATTCTTGAAGGCGAATGTTCCTTCGTCGTCTTCCGCATTTTCACGGTTGCAGCGCTTGAAGCTGCTGCCGCCGCCGCTCTGATTGCCGGAATTTCGGCACGAATACCATTAGCCAATCCCCTGCCGATGTTAACGCCTACGGTATGAGCCTTCCCGGCTTCTCCCGACATTGCGCTATTGATTGCGTGCATTCCGCTTCTTGCGGCGCTTACTCCGCCTCTCATTCCGCTTGATATGCCAGAACGGAAATTCTTACCGATGGAAGCCGCCGCCGATTTTGCCCCGGATGCTCCCGAACTGAAAGCACTCTTTAAGGCGGACATTGCGCCAGATGCAAGGCTCTTAAGTGCGCCTAATCCGGACTTAACGACACTCACACTTGTAACCATCTGTTTCAAACTGGATGCCGCTTTTTTTGACTGTGAGGCGATGCCCGATACCTGCGTTTTGACAAGCTTCAAAGCCGCCGCAAACATGAGCATAACAGCCGCTACGGCAACTCCAGCCGCCAATAAAACAAGGATTCCGGCACCCGCAACGCCCGCAACGGACCCGAGAACCACTAGCACGGCACCAGCAACCGCCGCAACTGCCACAACTGCGAGCAATCCGCCGGCTAAAGCAAGCAATCCTCCAGCCGCCGCAACTCCCGTTGATGCAATCGCCGGAAGTGCGCCCGCCAGCTTTACGATTCCGGCACATAATAGGTATACGCCGGCACCGATAAGTGCTACGCCGATTCCGACAAGTGCTATTGTTGCTCCAAAAGCGACCATTCCCGGAATAGCAAGGTTTAAACCTTCTCCGAGTGTGGAGAAAACAAACGCTAAGGCTGCAATGGCTGCTGTCATGCCAACGAACACGGCGATTGATGCCGGTCCTCCGTTTGCTACCGTCGTTGCCGCCTGTGCGAGTACCCAAAAACCAGCGGCTACTACAAGGATTGCAGCACCGAATACAAGGAAAGTTGTTGCAGCCTGCATAAGCTTGTTTCCGGTCTTTGCGACCGTCTCACCTGTCGAGGATGCCGCCTTTCCTGCATTGGACATTCCGGCTGCACCTTCTGCCAGTGTTTCGCCCACTTCCTCAGTGGCTTTTTTGGCGCTCCGCTTGAAGATGTTCAACCCTTTAACCGTTGTGGTCAGCTTCTTAACAAGTGGCTCACCCATGGACCTTAAAAGCCCCTTTCCGGTTGTCTTTTTCATGATGGCGCTTATTGCGCCGAATCCCATAGCAAGCTCCGGAAGTCTAGGCTCTATCTTAATCATCTTGTTTAGACCGTTGGACACCTTCTCAATGACCTTAAGAAGGGCGTTAAGAGCCGCTGACGTGGCTTTAGCCGTCAATTTAAGCACATCCATCACGCCTTTGTTCCGGCTAAGGGTACCGGCGAACCGTTCAAAGGAATTTGCTGTTTTTTCAAGCTGTTTTCCTGTCCCTTTGAAGATTTTCGCCAGTCCGTTTATTCCTTTGCCAACAACTCCCATCATTTTGGTTATTCCGCCAATTGCAACATCGGAAACTACCTGCCACGCCGGAGCCAACCCGGTTGATAGTGTAGCCGTCAAGCCGTCTGCCGCTTGCCCTATTGTCTTATAGCTTTCTGCCATCTTAGATAGGTCGCTATCCTCCGACAACTTTTCCATCGCCTTGAAGAAGTCTTCTGTCTTAACTTTGCCGTCTTGTACATTTTTGACAAGCTCTGTGGTGGTCATACCCATTGCTTTCGCAACCTTTGACATTCCGGCTGGTGTTTGTTCGAGAATCAGTTTGAAATCTTCCCATTGAACTTTAGGTTTAGCCGCCATCTGAGTCGCCTGCATTGACAAGGTTTTCATTGCCTGCGCCGGGTTCTGTGCCGCCGCCGCAACGTTTCCGAAACCTTTAACAAGGCTCGGTGATGTTTTTCTGTTAACTGCATAGAGCTGTGCGTATGTCGCCGCCATATCTTTTGATGTGTAAACGGTCTTTTTTGCGTAATCCTGTAAGTCCTTTTGTGTTTCCTTGATTTTCGTGTCGCCCATATTGGACATTCTCATGTTAGATGCAAAAGACGTCCACGCACTGTTGGTATTATCCAGCTCTGACACAAGACTTTTAAGCCCTCCACCAACAACGCCAACCGCCTTTGCGCCGATTCCGGCTAACGCTCCGAATCCGAGACCGCTTTTAATCTTGCCCCCGAGAGTTTGCGTTGTCTTGTTTGCCGCTTCGAAAGTGCTTTGAAAATTTCTATCCTTTGCCATTAGGACGGCGGTTACAATATAGTCGCTACTGCTCATTCTTCCCTCCTTTCTTCTTTCATTTTTCTGCTGATAGCAAGGAATCTTTCGTTCCGCTCCGTGTCGTATTCCCGCTCTACCTTTTCCAGTGCCTTCTGATAGTCGTAGAACTTGTCGAACGTTTCATATACCGGTTTGGTTCGTGTCTTTCCTGCTTTCCGGCTTGCCTTAGCCATGAAGTTCAGATAGGCGAGCTTGTGAACCCACATGTCTTTATCCACTGTGCTCAGCTTGTGAGCCTTACACAATAGCTCATATTCCGGGAACGTTAGCCGGTCCACTTCATCGAAACTCCGGAAACCAAAAAACCGGAAGCAGTCTTCCGTGATTTTTTCTATCAGCTTCTCAAAGGTCATGGACGACTTTAGTTCTGGTTCTGCTCTTCCACCGCTTTCTTGATGGTCCTGTACGCCTTCTTCGTACAGTTCGCTTTCGACAAAAAATCGGTCACCCGCTTAAACACTTCATCAATATCGGTGTTCTCATCCTCAAACCAATCATTAAGAATGGAGATGTTCAGCTTTGGAGTCTCCGTTTTGTTTGCAACAAAAATAATCTGCTGCAGCGCTTCAAGGTCCCCATCCATGAGCTTTGCAATGTAATAATTTAGTCCAACATTCTCTTCTTTTCCGCCCCATGCATCCATTGGAACAGTGACTCTCTGATTAATCTCTCTAATGAAATTCATTCCAAACTTAACAGGGTATGATGTGCCGTTGATTTCGATATCGTACATATTTAATCCTCCATATACCAAAAGCGGGGAACAATCGTCCCCCGCCCGCTTAAAACTTATGCTCCTACTGTAGTGTCTTTGAATACATAGGAAGCCATGTCTGCCTGCGTGTCTGTTACGGTTACGTTGCCCTTTGCGCCCGCTCCGTTGATACCAAAGGTGAGAGATACCTCGACCATGTCCTCGGCGTTGGCTGTTCTCTCAATCTCGGTCAGATACCCCTGAAAATAAGTGCCCTTGTACTGGTTTGTCTTACTTTCAACCGGCTCATCCATGTTCGCCTCCCATACTTCAATCAGTTTGTCATTATCTAATGCAGATTCCAGCTTGTCCAGCATGGTGTCACCCTTTGCCAAAATGGAAGTGCACGTGATTTCCACCTCCGCTGTTGCCGGGGTTCGAATAGTGCCGTCCTTCGTTGCTGTAGAATCCGCATCCTTCGACTTCGTTCTGCCGTTCTCGGTTACAAATGCAATCTGCTTTGCTGCTTCCTTCGATGCATCCTCAAGAAGTCGGTAAAGATAAATGATTTTCTTTCCTGCAATCGCTGTTGCCATAATTCTTCTCCTTCTTTAGCTGTAGTAATATTCTGCCTCGATAATTGCGTGCATTAATGGTTCCGCCGTGCTGTTGTCTGATATAATTTTCTGACTCAAGCTCCGCAATGTGTAGCCATTGCCGCCGTACTCCTCGAACTCCCGGCAAACCTCCATCACTTCTGCAGCAATCCGTGAGAGCGTGCCTCTCTTTTTCGAATCGTTCTGCCATACGTGGATGTTTTGCGATACCGTGCCGATTCCGCTTCCCTTAACCATCATATCCCGCATCGTGTTATCTGCGAGATACACAAAAGGGTATGGCGCATCCTCAGAAGGCATACCACCGTCATACACGCTTAATCCGAGTGCTTCAATCTTCATTTTCAACCCTGTAAAAAGGCTTTGCTGTGCATCCATCATTTAAACAACTTCCTCAAATCTCTCACAAACTTCTCTCCCGCTTCTCGTGCTGTTGGCTCCATGAACGGCTCCGGTGGCTGCCGCCTTGTTCCGTACTCGACACAAGCCGAATAGTCCTTAAGCGACTGAATGCCAACCGCTAGACCTTCTAGGTAAAGGTCCGTCTTTAGGTCGTCATAAATTCCGCCCTGCGACCGCTCAATTCCGCTATAACCGCCGTAAAATTCACCGCCAGCTGACTTTTTGACGGCGTGCTCTTGCGCCGTCTCCAGCAAGGTTTTTTCTTGGTGCCGTACAACTCTTTTAATGTCGTCCAGTGTGGCGGCTTTTTCTAAGTTGTCCTGCAGCTTGTCGAGACCTTCCCATTTAATATCAACGCCCATGCTGTACCTCCGAAACAATGAACGCTTGTTTGGTGTATAAGTCGATTCGCTTGTCCACCTTGTAGAGCTTTTCGCCGATTCGGATATAATCAAACGGCTTTTCATATTTGTTTTGCAGCCGGACTGTCAAGGATTCCTGCGGTATGCTGTCGTATACCATCCGAATCATTGCGGTTTCGGTTTGGTTGACGGAAGCTCTTCTAGGCACCTCAGACACCTCTCGACGGTCATAATCGCCCGTCTGAGCGTTGTAATCCGACTTTTCGGTATAGAAGTACACTTCTTTATCAAATCTCATATAAACCGAATCCGCCCCCTTCTTGACGTGCCTTTGTTTTCATCAATCCACGCTTGAATGTCGCTTTCGTACGGCGTGAAGTCGTCTCCGCTGAAATTGAGTGATTCGCCCTCGACGGTATGGGAAGAAAGCCCCTCTGAACCAATCCGGTTGAATCGAATGATGGATACCTCCGTCACGATGTAGGACAGCTGACTGGGCACCTCATCGGTGCCCAGCTTTACTTTCAATCTGTCGCTTGTGATATCCATAATGGTTTGCAGCTTCTTCCTCTGTTCGTCTTCGGCATCTTGCATGTCGAGCAATTCTAACAAGTCTTCCATGTCGTGCCTTTCTGACTACTTCGTCCTTTTGCCTTTCACGGTCTTTGTGTTGCACTCCTCGGTGTACTCAATCAGTGGAAAGCCCGGCTTGTTTTTTGAACCCGCCAGCTCTTCAATTCTGCCCTTATTTACACGCTTTCCAGCTCGTGGGAACTCATCACCGATTTCATAAATGTACGGAATTGAACCGTTTTTCGTTTCGGTCACATCCTGCGTGTCTGCGAACCGATGAATAACCACATAACCCATTACTTACCTCCTATGCTACCGTAGCTGTAACCTTTGCAACCGCCTTCTTGTTAGCCGGGAGAATGTACTCACCCGCTTTACCGGCTCCCTGCAGTGCCAAGCCGTCGAAATCCTCGGATTCGATGGTTCTAGCAGTCTGAATGCCGGTGAACGCCTTACCGATTCCGGTGATGTAAGCGTAAATGCACTCGTTCTTCTGGAACATTGCATCCGGAATCACCTCAAGCTGAAAACCCTTGAAGGTGTTCACTGTGTTGTTGTCCACGTTAACAGAACTACCCTTTGAGGTAGTCATGAGCTTGGAGTCAACAATGATGTTCCATACATCCGGTGTAACCTTTGCTACCTTGGTACCAACCGCCCCAATGTTCACAAAGTACTTTGCAAGGGCGTTGAATGCCTTTACAACCTCTTCCTCGGTGAGTGCTGCCGCCTCGATTGTCTCAGCGGCGCTATCGGAAATGAACTTTCCGTGATGGGTATTGAACTGGTTCGTCTTTGCCTGTGCCTGCAGCTCAAGACGGTCAGCCACCGCCGTGTTGAAGTCGTTGTTAACCGTGTTCCGGTCGATTCCTTCGTGGAAGCTCCAGCCCCAGCTGTAAGGAACATCCGCATTGGTATAGATAATCTCGGTTCTGTTGCCGAATCTGTTGGACTTTCCCGTTCCGGTTCCGAATGCAGTGTTCTCCTCGGTGCTGTAAGTGCCTACCGCTACCGGAATGTCGGAAGTCTTAACGCTGAATGCGGTCTGATTTTCCTGAATTCCGTCCAGTGCCTCGATACCGCCGCCGAAAAAGTCTCCAAAGAACGCTCTGCTCTGGAATACCGCCTGCATAAGGTCCTTAAACTCCTTGGTATAACGTCTTACTGCCTGATTATTGTTTTCACCTGCCATGATTTACTCCTTTTACTTCCTGTACTTTGCAATCCGCTGTTCAATTTCGCTCAGTGGTTCCGCTCCGGTGTAAGATTTCGGCGTGGTACCTGTCGCCCGCTGTCTTTCCCGGATTTCAACCTGTGCATTGACCAGCTTCACGAACGCTTCCACCTGTGCTTTTGTGTCCTCTGCGGTGGTGCCTACGACCATGTCCAGAATGTCCTGTGTAGCATCCATGCCCTGCTCCTTGAGAATCTCCCCGGCAACCTTGCCCAGTGCGATTTTCTGCAGCTGTGCTTCCATTTCCGCAATTCTAAGGTCCTTCTGCTCTGATTCATAGGCGGCTTTTTGCTCTGCGTTCATTTTCGCCAGCTTGACCGCCTCCGCTTTGGCATCCTCGATAGCTTTATCGGTCTTTTCACTCCATTTTGCGTATTTCTGACCGATGATTTTATCAAGGTCTTCATCCGAATACTTCTTTTCCGGCTCCGCTCCGCCTTTCGGCTCGGTCTGAGTATTCGGCTCGGTTTTCGGGTCAGTGTTTGCGTTTGTGTTCTGATTGTTCATTTCTTCTGCCATAATTTCCTCCATGTGTTTTACATCGCAATGCTTGATATTCCATACAGTTTAGTGTCATAAATGCTTGGACACCCCAGAAAAATGGTATACAAAAAATCGCCCTGTAATGAGCGATTTTTCTTCATAGATATAATTTGAGTTTACATTTAAAAGCGGTTATAGGGCTTTATGGGTACGTGTTAATACCACATTACAAGCCGTTCTGCTGGTATATCATCTTCGTTTACAATATTTCTCAATGCCTTGAGCGCATGATAATAATAATCTGGGTATTCCGCATTTTCATATTTTGATATTACACCGTCTTCCGGGCTCTTCGTGTGAATGTTGATACACACACGACCCAAAATACCAGTTGCCTCTGGGTCATAAATTGCTGATAGTAAATTACCCTCTCTTTTTATTTCTTTCAATCGCAACATGATACTCTACCGCCTCTTTCGTATAGTTATATTTTCGTGATGCTTCTATGTGGGCTTTTTCTTGCGACATTCCCTCTTTCATCAATTTTCTTTCTAGCATCTCATGCCTTAAGAGCGTTATATCGTGCGGCTCCGGCGTTCCGTTGATTAGTCTTTGCCATGATTCCGCTATTTTGTAGTCGGAATCAAACCTTGAAACCCTTCCATCTCCCAAGTCATGCTCTTCATAGAAAAGAAAATCTTTAACTGCTTGAATGTCTTCTTGCTTGAAGCCTGTTGTCTTTGAAATCCTTTCAACATCCGTTGTCATGCTTCTTACTAATCCATAATATCTTGTAGCATGTTCATCTGCTTCCTTGCTGTAAAGATTTCTAGCACCAGTTATAAGCATTGGTATTAATAAATCTCTTGCTTTTATTATATTGTTTTCCTCGGTAGAATCAATGGTTTTCCCTGAATTTCCGAACGAATCTAACCATTTCTGATACTCTTCTTCATCCTCATACGGCGCCGTCCTACATCTGCAATTCGGATGCATTGGCGGCGCATTCTCTGCCGGTTGAAAATCCGATATCTTGAAATGCTTTTTATTTAGGGCGTTGCATATCTCACATGATGCCGTGCCGTATGCTAAGAATTCGAACTCTTCCCATCCGTTCGCCTTGTACGAATCAATCTGAGCCTGTGTCTGCACCCGGACCATTTCAGTTCGAACCAGTCTCATTGCTTCCCTTGCCGATACGTTGAAATCCTTCCGAATCTCCGCCGCAAGGCTTTGATAGCTCTTACCACCAATCAAGCCCTTTGTGAGTATCGTGGATAGCTTATTTCTTAAGGCTTCCTGATTGCTCCATATGCGTTCGCTGAATGTGGCATTCATGAAAGACTGCCCCACTAGGCTTTTAGCTCTTTCGGATGCACCTTTAACGCCATTCCCTAAGATTCCCGCTTGCCGTTCGAACTCCTTCACGGCTTCCTCGGTCAGCTTTTCTCCGGTCAGCTTCTCTAGGTCGTCGAATCCGTCTATCATATGCAAGCCGATATCCGCTTTTAAAAGCTCCAGCCGATTAATCCGCATAGTTGCATTGTAGAGCCTCATCAGCTCGTTTGCCTCATCGCTGAAATCACGGTCTTTAACCAGTTTTGCAGCCCTTGCCTCGAACGCCTTTACATCGAACTTCGACACTCTCTTTTTGGCTTCCGCTAGGCTGATTCCCTCTTTATCGGCGTACCTCTGATAGAACGATTCAATTTCCTTTTGAATTTCCGGGACCATCCGCTCGTAAATCTGCTGAATTTCGGCATCGATGTTTTTCATCGTATGCTCGTTTACAACCGCCTGTCGGTCTTCTCTACTTCTCCAGTAATCCCGGTTCTCCTTCGTTTTCGCCAGAAATATTTCCTGCGTTGTTTTCGCCATTTACTGCCCCCATGGTCTGCTGATACATGCTCAACTGCTGCATCTGCTCCTCTTCTTCCTCTTCCATCTTTTCAATTTCCTTCTTCACATCCGGCACGATGGACAGAACAGAAAGCTGTGTTTCCTTGGACACGATACCTTCAAGCTGTGAAGCGGTCTGTGCTTCCTCTTGCAGGTTCTTTGGAAGATTCCGGGTAAACTTGATATCAATATCCCGCCACACTTCCCTATCCGCCACGTTGGTTGATAGGCTTGACCAAATCTTGAAACGCTTCCTGAGTGACTTTTCAATCTTCCGGTCAAAAGTCACGGCGAGATTGCTCATTGCCTGCAGCTTGTAAGCCAAAGCTACACCGGAGCTTGCGTTTCCGAACTGTTCGTCTGAGATATTCGCCACCATCGAAATCTGATATATCAGATTTTCAAGGCGGTTCAGCAGATTTTCTTGTGTGCCGTCTGCCGTTGGTTTGGTCATGAACTGCACCAAGATATCCCTTGCGTTATCTGTACCGTAAAGGTTAATGATTCGGTTGTCCCGGATGCGGTACACGTCCTCATCGTCAAGCTCGGACCCGATAACTGCCAAATAAGCCTCCGCAAACGCATCAACATCATTTGCCTTCTCTCCCAGTGTCCTGTTGTACGTCTCCACAAGTCCTGCCACGCCCTCAAAAAGTCCGATGCGCTCCTCGTTCAGTCGCCACTCAACGCAAGGGATTAAGCCGTATGGGTTCTCTTTGTCGCCGGTTAACTTTCCGTTATCAAAGTAATAAATCGTGTCTGCCGTCGCTGCCATGCCGTAAAGCACACCGTTGTTCACGCCGTCCACCGTGTGCCGCCCGTACTGAATCATCATCAGTGCCCGGCGCTGTACTGTATCATCGACAATACAGAATAGGTCTTTCGGATTATAGGCGACTACTTTGGTATTGGTCTCTTCGTCCTGATAGAAGAACTCCCATGCGTGTCCATAGATGCAGCACATTTTCGCCATCTCTGAATCGTGGTCGTTCATTTCGTTGTCCCGATAGAATTCTTTCAGCCGCTCATTCTCTGAGTCTTCCGGTGCTGTGCACTTAATCGGTACGCCGTAGGCATAGCCTAGGAAGGTGTCTGTGATGTACCGGGGGAAATTAACCGCCAGTCTGTTGTCGGGCTTCCAGTTTTCCTTTTCCGGTTGTCTATATACGTCGTGAAACCCCTTGTATAGGTTTTCAAGGTATTCATAGCGCTTGAATTTGCTCTCGTGCTTATTGATGTACCCCTCTATCAACTGAGGCGTGATATGCTCCAGTATTGACGGGTCCGCCGTGATTGGCTTTGGTAATTCGTATGGTCTTTTGGTGTGCATTAGATTCCCTCTTTGAATCCCTTAACTTTAACTTTTTCTTGTCTCATGATTGTGTACGTGAAATATCGCATCGCATCCATGCAGTGGTCATGCTCTTTCAGCGGTCTATCCTCTCCGGCATCCGCTGACTTCAAATCCCACATATAGGAGTGGAACTCTCGAATGGTATTCACGCAATCAGAAACGAACATCAGTTCTCCTCTCCCGAGCGCCGTTGACGTGTACCGTATGCCGTCCAGTACGTCGTTCATGCCCCGCTTGACCGTGTAACCATTCTTCCTGAGTTCTGCAATAAAAGAAGTGGCTGACGGGTCAACGATAATCCTTTTCGGTATCGTGCCGTCTAGCCACATCTTCATATCCTGAACAAATTCCGCATCCGTTTTCTGCTTTAGGTTTGCCCTTCCGGAATAGCAATACTCCCGAATGCATGTCCATATGCCTTTTATTTTCGCCCACATAAGGAAAACAGTTGCATTCTGTATTCCGTAATCGCACGACACGTAAACATCGCCCACGGGCTTGAATTTCTCCTTTGTGACGTGCCGATTCTCGTTGAACATATCATAGATAATGCCCTCCGCTGCTACCCACTCTCCGAGGATATAGCGCCTGTAGAACACGCCTTGATACATGCTCCGGTATCGGTCTTTGATGTGCTCCGATAGGCTCCGGTTGTCGTCCAATTCAAAATGCAGGTACAAAAGATTCTTTTCTTCTCTCCGGTCTATCCAGTTCACCTTGAACCAGTGGAACGGCGTTGACGGGTTGCAGTTGAACCACCATTTCGAACCTTCTACGGAACAACGTGCTGTTGCCTGATTCACGAATGATTCCGGCATCAGTGCCACTTCGTCGAATAGGACCCCCGCAAGCGTGACGCCCTGAATAAGGTTCTGTGAGCTTTCGTCTTTACCTCCGAACAAGTAGAAGGTGTTCACGTTGTCTCCGTGCCTAACCGTCCACTTGTTTTCGATGCGGCTCTCTGATATTTCATAACCCATATCTGGTAAAACATTCTGCATCGGTGAGAGCACGTTTCTTCTTAGCGCTCCTAATGTCTTACCACATATGGCGAACTGCTCCCCCTCGAATGATTCCATCGCCCACATGATGAAGCTTGTCCCCATCGCTACGGTCTTTCCGGAACGGATGGAGCCATCTGCAATGATTCCGTCCATATCGGAATACTTGCTTTCGCTATTCCACCATGAAAAGATGCTGAACTGTTTCGGGCTTAATGGCTGCCATCTGAACATTTCTCCACTTCCTCAACTGCTGCGTTCAGTGCCTCAATGAATCCGTTATTCAGTTTCACATCGGATTTCTGCTCAACAACATCCTTTTGCCCTAAATATTGTTTCCCGAGCCAAATTGCCATCGTCGCATTTCTTTCTGCCATCTTCCATTGGCTCCTTCTTAGCGCCATCTTTCCGCACGCTCTTTTTTCCTTGAAAACATCCGCAAAGCTCTTTTTGTATATCCTCTTGCACCAACGAAGCAATGTATCTTTAGACACATCAAAAACCGCACAGATTTCTTCCTCTGTGCATTGTATTCCGCACAATGTCTCGAATTGTCGCCGGTCTATCTTGTCCTGAGCTTGCTTTCTCTGTCCGATAGCCATTTTCAACCCCCCTTTACTCTTTAATTTTCTTTGCCTTCATGCCGGTGAACTGCTCCCATCGGTCTACAATTACGTCTACGAACTTCGGGTCGTATTCCATGACAAACCCTCTCCTGCCGTTCTGCTCAGCAGCCATGATGGTGGTTCCGCTTCCTCCAAATAGGTCAAGGACAATATCGTCACCCTTGGTGTTGTTCTTGATTTGGTAGTCGAACAGTTTTATTGGCTTCATCGTAGGGTGCAGGCTGTTTTTCTGCGGCTTCTCAAAGTCCAATACTGTGGTCTGCTTTCTATCTGATGCCCAGAGGTGGCTTGCTCCGTCTTTCCACCCATACAGGCAGGGTTCATGTTTCCATTGGTAATCTTGTCTTCCCATTGCCAAGGAGTCCTTGTTCCATATAAGAATCTGGCGCACTTGGAAACCCACCCTTTTGCAGGCGGTCATAAAGTTTGGACCTTCGAGTCCTGCGTGCCAAATATAGAAAACCCCTCCAGCCTTCATGTTCTCTTCTGCATTCGAGAATGCACTTGTCAGAAAGTCTTAAAATGCAGAATCCTCCATCTTGTCGTTTTCGATTTTCTTTGTTTCAAGTTCGCTCGCCTTTCCGGTGTAATCAACGTTGTAAGGCGGGTCTGTGAGAAGCATGTCCGCTTTGTTGCCATCCATCAGCAACGCAACATCAGCCGCATCCGTGCTGTCCCCGCACATAAGCCTGTGCCGACCAAGCACCCATATGTCACCTCTCTGGGATATTGGCTCCTCCGGCACTTCTGCTTCCCAGCTTTCATCTTCGACGACCTCTCCATCCTCGCTGAAATCGAAGTCGAACCCGAACTGCTCCATGTCGAAATCCAATTCCTGAAGGCTGAGAAGTTCATCGGTTAACAAATCGAAGTCCCATTCCGCCTTTTCCGCAGTCTTGTTGTCTGCTAGGCGATACGCTTTCACCTGCTCTTCTGTAAGATTGTCAGCAATAACTACAGGAACTTCCTTTAATTTGAGCTTTTTCGCAGCTTTCAGCCGGGTGTGCCCTGCAATCACGACCATGTCCTTATCAACTACGATTGGCTGCTGGAATCCGAATTCTTTAATCGAATTTGCCACGTAGTCTACCGCCGCTTTGTTCTTTCTCGGGTTCTTGTCGTATGGTTTTACCTTTTCAATTTTGACCTGCTGAACGTTCATCATCTTCTCCTTCTGCAATAAAAAAACCGCCTCTCGGCGGCATCTAATAAAATAGCCGGAACGATTTAACGCCCCGGCTATTTTTTGTTCTATCCAAGCACACTGTCTTGGTATGCATCGGTTATTTTTTGTGCTTCATCCTGATATACATCAGTCAGCTTGTTCATCCACTCATTGTACTTATCTTCATCGTCGTTTTCTTTTGTGTGGATTGCGGCGAGTCTCTTTCCGCCCTTTGCACAGATGTTTGCAAGCTTTTCTGTTTTCTTTGCGCTGATGTTTGCCAGTTTGTTTATGTCAGATACACCCTCAGCATCTTTCTTGTACTCTTCAATCAGACCCGGTGTAGCATCCTTCATCTTCTGGCTGTACTCCTTGTACACAGATTCATAGGTTGGCTTTTTTTCTTCCGCCTTCTTTGTTTCCTTCGTTCCGGAAGAACCGCATCCGGCTAACGTTGCAACCATGGCAACCATAAGCAGCGCAATAATTTTCTTTCTCATTGTTTTCCCCTTTCGATTATAAAAGAAATATTCAATGTGATTATACCAATGATTGCTGTGGATTGCCATATACTTTTGAGAATTCCTGCAAGAAAACAACCGCCTTTCGGCGGTCGCTCCCGACTATTCCTCATTTTATTCTTGGAGAAAGGACTGCTTATGTTCCACATACATAATAGCATAAAGGAAAGTATCATCTGGTATCATGATTTGCAATTTCTCTTCCGAGGCATTCCAACGCTTGCCTTTTGAGACGTTTGGTGTGCGATTCCGAGTAGTTTAACTCTTTCGCCGCCTCTTCCGTGCTTTGCTTAAGAATGTATCTTCGTGTCAAGACGTCTCTATAAGTTGGATTGATTGATTCAAGCTCCGATATTATAGCTCTTTTGAGCTGCACCCAGTTAGAAGCAACCGTTCTTAATCGCTCCTGTTCTTCCAGCAGTTCCACGACAGCATCCTCCATCTTGTTACCGGTGACAGAATTCTGCACCTTGTCGGTGATGTTCAAAGACCCACAACATTGAGCTACATTCTCCAGTTCTTCTATCCGCTGCATACAAGATTTAATTTCCCATTCCGCCTCGCCCAACTTCCGGAGCCTCGCATCCGCAATTTGTGCATATTCTGTCATCCGATACCTCCTATTCTATCGTTCCTATCTCATCTCGATTCGCCCGCATGTACATCTCTACCGCAAACTTTATATTGTCGTAATGCTCATCGCACATTTCCAGCAGCCACTTTAGCTGACCGAGCGGCATCCGGACCGCATTTCCTTTTTGGAATATTGCCACCTCCTTGTCACGGCAGGCAATCGTAACATCGCCATCGTCTAACGAATAGATGAACGAGCCATCTAATCGCTTCCTCACCTTGTCGGTGCTGATTCTATACCTTCTCATATCCATATTCCTTTCGTGAAATTGTTTGCTTCAAGCCATTCGGCAGCCTTCTTTTTTGTTGGTTCCGAGATTGTCGTAAGCGTAAGCGCCACCTTGCACATAGCAGCCATGATTACCTTATCGCTTTTCGGCATTGGTCTGCCTCCGTAAACGTTATCCTGATACATCCGGTAGAACGCCTTGTATTTTTCAACATCCAAGCTCTCGACTACTTCATGGAAATCTTTTTGCCACTGCTCAATAAGTTTTCTATCCATAACATCCCCTTCAATTTGATTACACTCTCGTTCTAACTTGTACGCAATCAGTTCGTCTTCGCTCATTAACATCCTGTTGTAGTCCTGCGCAATTGACATGGTGAGCTCTGCAAGCTCCTTCACGGTCTTAATAGGCTGGTTTTTAAACACATGCTGTTCAAGTGTCCTTCTTATCGTTTTCTTTTTGAACATTTCTCTCCTATAATCCTTCCGTCGGAATCGTAAATGTAGCCTTCCCAGTATGGGTAGTTGCGGTGGAATGTTGAAGTGGGTATCCCTGCCAACTCCGCCGCAACCCTCATTGGAATTTCCCTGCTCTGCATCCAATAGCAGGCTTCGAAAAACTCGTTTGGAAGCTCGCTATACCTTCTCCCCAATCTCAACTACCTGTGGTTTGCCTCCTTTCAAGTATTCAGTCAGCGTGTCGATAAGGAGAATGATTGCATCATCCCGTGTTAGAGTGCCTTCTGTGAGCGCCTTTTTGGTATAATTCAAGTCGTCAATACATTCTTTCCTATTCATCTTCAACCTCCATCAGCGGGCAGTTATCGGCTCTCTTGTTGCCGTCGTAATCCCATCCGCCCCCTCTACAATCGAGTTTTTCTCCGCACAGCTCGCACATATCCATCCATCCGTCATATGGATGCGGGCGAACTCCATAATATCGGCACTCCTCACACACCTGTGGAAGTTCGCTCATTCCAGTCTTAATTACAACCATCGTCTTCATCCTCCACTAATTCGCAGTACTTCCACCTCACGTAGTCCCCGCCGGAGGCTGTTTTGCTTGTCGCTCCATCACACCACGTCATAAATCTGTGTACACGGTCATAATCGCTGATTCCTTTGAAATACATCAAAGTCCACTCTTGTTCCTCTCTGTCACGAACCCGTACAAGCGTGTCAACGGGGACTTTGGCCCAATCGACTTCGGGCTCTTCGTATTCTTCGTCCAGCCAAAGCTGTAGTGCCGTGCCACAAGTAACACAAGTCATTTTGCAGTAACTTTTTGAGTCCTTTCCGAACATCCGGAATACCTCGTGCTTTTTCACGAATTCACACAGCTTACCGTCCTTCTTGATAACCTTTATCAACTCGTTTTTATATTTTTCTCTGTTCTTCACTTTTGTTCCTCCCTCAAACTTCTGATATGTTCCAATCCTTGCTTCCGATACTCTTCTGTTTCCAGCTTGCACAGCATTATTTCAACTTTGCTGTACCCCACTAACGTTCCGTAGAGCATTGTCTTAATGGTCGAATCCTCTTCTCCGTCAAATTCTTCTTCGGTTTTTCTTCTCAATCGTTCTAATTCTGCTATCACATCATCAATATCGACCCACATATGCTATCCTCCTTACACATCGAAATATTCCATGTTATCCATCATCTTTATCACTACCCATAAATAGTATGATTCTGGGTCCTCTTCCTTCTCGCTTATATTTTCCATTCGTACTCGCTCTTTAAGTTGACTTCTCAGTTCGCCCCACATCGACTCATAATCTCTGAGCATTATTCACACCTCCTAACGCTAATTTAACACTTTTTAAAACTTAACCTTTGACTAACTTATAACTTCCTAGCACGCTTCAAACGCTTATATTTCAAGGTTTGAACGCATTTCCTTGACTAATTCCTTGACTTTTCTTGACTTAATACATCAACTAATACATCAACTAATACATCAATAGTCTTGTGTAATTCTTGTGTAATTGTTGTGTAATCTTGTGTAATTACGCAACGAACAACTCAACTTGTAACTCATCACGAACCACTTTCGTTACCTCACGAAAATGGTAATTACTCGACTTGTAACTATCTATTCAGTGGGCAATCGTTCAGCTTGCCGTTTGGGGGAACATCACATTGGAGCAATTCACACTCAAACCAATTGTCACCGAATTCGTCTGTCCACTCCCTCCGGTATGCGCAGATGTTGCAATCTTTCGGCTTGAACGGTTCGGGAAGGTCAGCCCACGCTATAACTTTTTCCGTTCTGTTGAGAGTCCACTCACTAAAAGCCACAATCCCGTCCTTCGCAAGGCTTGGGTCAATTGTATCGTATATCACATACGCTTCACCTGTAACTTCATCAATTATTGTGAATAGAACATCTTCGAATATTGGTACATCACCAAGGTCTCCACCGACAATTGGATTCCATTCCATTTTCTAAACCTCCCCGACTAACAAATAGGTTCCTACAGATATAATTCCAAGAATTATAGGTTCTCCCGTGATAAGAAGTAGCTTGTCTTTTGTGTCTAAATCCCATCCCATAACCAATGTGATTAGCAAGTTTATCGCAAATGCTATCATATTGAAACCGATTAATATTCTCACTCCTATACCTCTCTGTCGCTAAAAGCCCCAATTAAGAGTCCCAAAGATGTTCCAGTTAATACAACCAGTACACAATATTTCATTGGCATAAGTGAAGCCAATCTAGCCATTACTAATATGTCAATTGTTAATACTGCAATTATTGGTAACAGATAACAAAGAAAAATCTCCTTTAATCGTCGCCACATACTATACCTCCCTGATTCTAATTCCATACCGCCATAACATCAGCTTCCGCTTGATTACATACTCTTTCGTCCGGAAGCCTTTCACATCCTCCACGACGGTCTTTCCGTCCTCCTCGTAGACAAAATCCGCCTTATAGGAACACTCTCGTTCAATCACCTTCCCGGTCGCCTCGTCACGTTGTGCCGGAATGAGTTTGAATTTAACCTGTGTCCGCAAGTCCTTAATCCCCCCTGCCTTTTCCAGCAGTAGGAGCTCTTTGTACCGGTTCGCCTCTTTCTTCGAATCGAACACCTGACCGTTCACGGTGATTTTTTGGTTGTTGTACTTCGTCCAGTTATAGCTCATCCTTCGCCTCCAAATCACCCTCTTCTTCGAGGTATTCGATTAGGTCCATGACCGCAATCAGAACCACAAGTTCGATAGAATCCTTCTTCTCCTGCAGTTCTTTCATTTGCGCTCTCAGTTCACACCACATCAGCCCGTAATCTCGAAACATTACTCTGCACCTCCCTTCACTTCAATGTCTACCGTGTAGCCAAGTACCCCAGCAATCTCAATGAATTTGTGCCACGTGATGCTTTCGCCGTGCTCCCAGCGGCAAATCGAACTAACGTCCGAATACACCATCTCAGCAAGCTCTGGTTGCGTTACGCCTTCCGCCTTCCGCATGGTCTTAACCAACTTTGCCAATGTCGTCGCTGTTGCTTTCATTGCTTTCTCCTTCCCAGTCTCTATCATTTCCCATCTCATAAGCACATGCGGCATATCCTGCCACATCGACAAAGTTGTCCAAGTGGGTTGTTCCGGTGCTTACTCTTGCCGCCTTTAGAAGCACCATCATCATTGCTACGTCGATAGGTCCTACTCCGAACCCGAGATAGCAGCTCCACAAGTTCGCTATCTTCTGGAAGTTATCCTCCACGTTTCCATAGGTCTGATTTCGTGCTCCGTTCACAATCTCACATGCCTCTCTCAGGCACTTTTCTCTATCGTTCATAATTGCTCCTATTTCGTTTGCTTTTTGTCTTTGGTATAATTTATCGACTCTGTACTTTTGAGCCGTTCTGGGTGTCTTAAAATCCGTTCTGAGGCTATTCCTGCTCCGATTCAATCATTTGTGTAAAGTATTCCATCTTTTCGGTTTCCATCCAGTGCATCAAACTTACCTCCAGCGCTTCTCTCACCTCTTCGTGATTCTCCAAGAATCTCACAAGATTGATATCCACGCCGTCAACGTCAAAATTGCCCTGGTATACATCCAAGTTGTACAGCAAGCTTGCGGCGCTATCGGTAGCAGCGCAAAAGCCTGCCAAGAATGCCTTATCTTCCGGACTCAACTTCTTCAAGTCTTCATCTGTCAGTATTTTAATCACATCTTCCTCCTTTGCCCGCCCTTCATGGGCGGGACTTGTTAACTCTTGAAAAATAACCGATTTTTTGTTTTATGTAGAAATAACTTATACTGATTTATTCATCCACCTTTCGGATGATTCCCTTCTTGAGAAGCTCCGTGTCGGCGTGATAGGTGATGCACTCGTGCACCCTGTTCGCCCGGATTGCCTCTTCTGTCTTCGTGTCGAGGGCTCTGGCGCCGTACTTTTTGCTGCTTTTGACTTCGTCCTCGCCCTCGTTCCACAGTCCGTATGTCGGGTTATAGCTTTTCATTCGCTTCCTCCTCGACGATGGCATCCCATCGTTCCGCTTCCTGCTTCCGGCGTTCTTTGGCGATGGCTTCGTCCTCATCCATCCAACCACGAATCCAAGCGTAATCATCGTATGATTCGACGTTTTTAATCGCCTTATACCGCCCGAATCGTTCAATGTATCTTCTTGATTGTGACGGAATCAATCTGTTCAGTTCGTCCAGTTGCTCTTGTGTTAGGTAAACATTTTTGAGTTTTCCACATTCCAGCTTTCCGCCTGTTGTGTGTGTATTATCCTTACCTAACCTATCCTCACCTATCCTAACCTCACCTAACCTATGCGGTCCATGGGACGTCCCTTGGACGTCCAGCGGACGTCCATCTTCTGAAAGCGGTTTAAGGTCTGCCCTACGGCGTGCCTGCTGCACATCCGCATCCGGTACCATCTGCAGCAGCAAGTCTTTGTACATGCTGTCTATCTTCCGGTCTGCTCGCAGCTTGTTATTTTCTCGCCAGTCGGTGATGTAGGTCACAAGGTCCTCGTTCAACACCTTACAAAATCCCTTTGCCACAAGCACTTTCAAGTCGTCTTCCGTCGCTCCAATCTGCTTGATTGTTGTGTACGCCTCCACGATTCCGTCGTCGTCAGCGTTAAGCCCAAGGTGGAAGTATAGACACTGAGTTGAGATTGGCATCTTAAGAAACCTAGCGCTTCCAACTACTCGCTTCGAAAACATTCTTCTTTCTGCCATCGTTCACCTCCTAGAATGGGATATCATCATCGCAGTTCACGAATGCATCCGGCTCCGGTTCGAATTCCGGCTGTCCCTGTGGCTTCTGCTGACCGCTGGAACCGTTCGAACCGAGGAACTGAACTCTGTTGGCGACAACGTCGGTTGTGTACACCGTCTTCCCTTCACGGTCTTTATAGCTTCCGGTCTGAATCCGTCCTTCTACGGCGCACTGTCTGCCCTTTGCAAGATACTGGTGGGCGGTCTCTGCCTGCTTCCGGAACACGACGATTCGAATAAAATCAGCCGCCTTGTCCTGTGTAGGTCTGTCCACCGCCAGTGTGAAGCGGCAAACTGCAATGTCTCTGTTCTGACCGCCGTAGGCAAGCTCCGGGTCCTTCGTGAGTCTTCCGATAAGTACTACGTTATTCATTCTTTTGACCTCCTATCAAGTTATCGATTTCCTTCTTGCTCATGGTTTCGATTCCTTGAGCTTTACATTCTTCCACGACTTCATCTATCAGTCGTGCCATCGCTTTTGTGTCGTATTCGCTCGTTCCGTAAAACGCTCTTAGGTTGTGATATCCCAGCGTTTTTTTGCACGGTCCGATATCATCACAGAACCACGCTATCCCGTGGCTGCTCCACACGTCCGAAAAGGCGCTTTTCGCATCCGCTCTGACCGGAATCACATAGTATTGACCATATTGTCGAACGAACCATTTGTAGAGCTCTACGGGGCTGCTTTGGACCTTCTCGGCGAGTTTGTTCAGGAGCTGCCACATGTAAGCGTTGGCATCCAATGCACGCTTCTTCCTTCTCGGTTCGATTTTCACCGTATACTCTTTTTCCGGGTCAACCTTCCCGGCGTTCTCAAAGATTCGTTCCAGCTCTTGCCGGTCGTCGCTCACTATGGTAAGTTGCGCAGACCATAGCGAGTTCTCTAGTTTGATATCCTTAATCTTCATCGGCAGACCTCACGTAGTTTTTACCGAACACCTCGGTAAAGTTTTCCGTAGGATAATAGGTTTCGAATTGCCGCTGACCCCATTCGTGCAGCTCGTCCATAAACCGCCGGTTGAAGTGAACTCCTTCCGGCGGTTCGTTGTGGTGTTTATGGCACAACCACACGGTCAAACCGTACTTTTCGGAATTCTGACGGTTGGCTGCTCCGAACACGTGGTGCTTCTCAACATAGGGGCTTCTGCATATCAGGCAACGTTTTTGCCCCTGCATGATTGACTTCATCGCTTCATCCCCTCCAGCTTCTTGTTAAGCTTCCGGCTGGCATCCACATAATCAGACTCGGTCATGTCCTCGACCTTTTCCACGTTGTAGTAGCCTAGGAAGCTGTCAATGTCCGATTCGGACTCTTCAAGCATCCGCTTAATCACTCTTGCCTCATGAGGCTTGATACCTTCGTTCGCAATGCTCGGTTCTTCCGGTTCGCTCGGCTCATTTGTCGGGTTACCCATTCGGAAGCAAACCGCCCGTGTCTTCGTGTTGTAGATTTCCAGCGCCGTGATTCTGTCGCCGGTGTAGCCAATGTTTCGGACCTCAAAGCGGTCGTCGCACTTGCCGTCTCTGGTGATGTTGCAGTCTTTGGCTTGAATCCAGATGAACGGCGCCGTGTACAGCTCACGTCCGATGCCCCAGTTGAAGCAGGCACGCTTGAAGCTGTCGGATGCAAGCCCCTTCGCTTTTTCGGTCCGGCTTTCGGTTCCCGTGTCCTCCTTCTCGACCCACTGGTTCTTTTCGTTGTCCCAGATAGACACGATGCAGTTGGCGTTGTCCCTGTTGTGGTGCCGCTGCCAGTTCATCGCCCCGACCGTTTCGTCGAGGATGTTCTGGTCGCATCGTGCATCCTTATACAGCAGCAACTTTAAGCCGTTAGGCTTAATCAGCTGTACACGGCAGTCGATTTCATCTGCCTCAAGTTTTCGAAATTTCAGTTCCATTTCATTCTCCTTCCTAAAGTGCTTGTCTCATCCATTCGCTATACAGCGACTTGTTAATATCCTCAATGGTTTCGGTGTCCTCGTAGTCCTCATCAGTGATTACTTCTTCTCCGCAGCATGGGCAGTAATGGAATGTTGCCCAGAATCGGACTCCGTAGCAATCTTCTCTCATTTCGCCCTCTTCTGTTACGTCCTCATCAGAATAGAACGCTCCGCAATTTTCGCATTCGTATTTCATTTTTGTTCTCCGTGTGATACAATCAAGCTGTTACAATCAAGTTATATTTCTGATTAGTCCATGCTCCGGCATGGGCTTTTCGCTTAGAACGACAATTCCGCCCACACATAAGCTCCGTTGTTCGGGTTCTGTCCGAATGCGTTCTCGTTGGTGTACTCAGAAGTGTTCCATCCGTGAGCAACAGTGTAGCCAATAAAAGCTGAATAGAGGACTGAACCGTCCTTCCAGAACTCAATGAAAAGGTACTTTCCATCTTTCTTAGGGTTAACCCCCTTGTTCCACACGATTTCCTTGTGAATTTTCATTTACATACCTCCCAATAAAATTACGCCTACCATCAGCAGCGTTCCGATTGTTCCTCCGATGTACATTCCCAGCGTGTCGCCGTTGTACTCCTCAGAAGCTTCCTCTTCGAGGAACGCCTTAATCTTCTTCCAGAATTTGGAATTCTTCATAGTCTGTTTCACGCCCCTTTCTGAAATCGTCGATTCTGATTCTGATGCTTCTCCCGACTTTGTAGTATGGGATTGCATCATTCTTAATCAGCCGATATAAAGTGTCGGTGCCGATTCCCATAAGTACGCTGAATTCCGGTACTGTTACGAATCCGTACATATTGCCCTCCTTTCGTTGGTGTTGTTTATTTAGCAACGCTTAATTCAAAAAAAAATCTTTCATCTCTTCGATTGAATCGATGTGAAGCAGGTCTGATAGAACCTTGATTTCATACCCGGTGAACTGTCTCTTCCCGGAACGCTTAAGCCTAAAGGCTTGCCGGCTGATTCCTAATTGCGTTGCGACGAACGCCATCGTATATCCGCACTCACGGATACGTCCCTCAAGCTTACTAGTATTAACCATGTTCCCTCCTTTCGTTGTTTATTTTATCAACATTATACGACACGTGCTATATAATGTCAACATTAATTTCCGTTTTTGCAACTTTTTGTTGCCTTTTTATGGTACCATATCCTAAAAGTAGATGTAATGGAGGTGCCTATATGGATAATAAAAAAATAGGTCAAAGGATTAAGCAGGTAAGAGAAGCGCTAGGAATGACACAAGCCGAGCTTGCTAGACGAATGGGTTATTCTGCTAGGTCTACCATCAATCGCATAGAAAATGGTTCCCAAGCCTTCCCAATGAAGAAACTTGACAAGTTCGCTCAAGTATTGGATGTAACGCCTGCCTATCTCGCCGGATTCACGGAAGCGGATATTCCTGACGGACTCAATAAGGACTATTACATTGACTATATTCTTAATTCCGATAATCCCGAGTTTAAGGCTTTAGTCGAAATGCAAAGCTCATCTAACGACCTTTGCACCAAGATAAAAGCCTACAACTTAGACGATTCGGAAGTTGACTATATGGATAAGCAGCTTGATTTTATTGTTGGGCAAAGGAAGTGATATTATGCATATCAAGCAGTTAGAACGGAATAAGTACCGGGTATGGGTAGACTTAGAGCCGGATTACACCGGGAAAAGAAAGCAGAAATCAAAAGTTTTTCACGCCACATCAAAAAAGAACCTCAACACTCAAATAGATAAGTGGGTTGAATCAATCTCCGGCGTGTCCTCGCAGTGTAAAACCGTGTCGGATATGTGTAGCGCAGTATGGAATCAGGTTATCAACAACAAATCGCAAAATACCGTGTACGGCTATAACGCTGCACTTAAGAGAATCAATACCACCATGGGAACACTAGATTTGCTTAAATTGACACCTAGGACCATTCAAGCATGGATAGATGATTTATCATTGAATTTATCCCCGAAAACCGTAAAAGATACCTATTCCATCCTCCGCCTTTGCTGCTCTATTGCGGTTAACTGGGAACTTCTAAAAAGTAATCCGTGCCACGACGTCATATTGCCATCAAACAAGAAAAAAGAAATTCAGATACTTTCGCCGGAAGACTTCACCGTGTTCTGTTCCCATCTTGACGAAATCCCACTTGACCAAAGGGTCTGTTTCGAGCTTGCGCTTTTCGGCTCGCTCCGCCGTGGTGAGATAATGGGGATTTGGGAAGATGAAATACCGGATGACGGACGGTTCTATATTCAGCGAACTAGGTACATGCATAGACTAGGAAACGAATTCATTAAAGATACCAAAACATCCTCCGGTGAACGTCTGTGCATCCTTCCGGCGCCAGTGATTCGTGACGTAAAGGCGCTCCGGAAACATCACATAGAGCAGAAATTGAAGCTCGGTCCGTTGTGGGTAAATTCGGACTATCTAATCAAAGAACAAAACGGGGAAGCTTTCCACCCGGAGCAATGCGCCAAAAGACTGAGTCGTTACATGGAGCGCATCGGACTTAAACCGATTACCTTTCACGCTCTCCGGCACACGTACGCTTCCATCTGCATTTCAATGGGCGCTGACCCCGCCACCGTATCAAAGCGCATGGGTCACGCTAATGTTTCAACGACACTCGGAATATATACGCACCTATTCGAGAAGAAAGAGGAAGAAGATAAACTAGCCTCCGCATTGGGCGAAATGCTGTCAAAATCTGTGGAAAAGTAGGCGAAAAATTTCAAAATGTTACATATGCGTTACTTTCCAAAATAAAAAGAGCCTTGAAATCCAATTGTTTCAAGGCTTTTATTGGTGGAGATGGTGGGAGTCGAACCCGACACCCTAGTATGCACTGGTAGGCACTGGTTGTATAAAGCCCTTACTTTTCAACAGTCCGTACAACTAATACATACTAGTGCATACTGGTGTATACTAAAAAAATGTTACACTCGTGTTACACATCATCCATCGTATTGATGTAGCCCTCATCGCCCTTCTCGACGGCTTCTTTCGCCGCCTGCACTGCCCGTTCCAGCATTTCTATGTTTGGATGGTAGTTCTCTTCATCGTTCATATGGTTGAATCTGTACTGCTCCAGTATAAATTCTGCAACATAAATTCGCTCCAACAATGGGTTGCTCAAATGTGCCAACATGAGTTGAATCACGGAAGATGGACTGGACCCGTGCATTCCAGAAAATATCTGAACCAATGCCTTCTTATCCTCGATGGTCAAGTTCTCGGTGATGAGTTCATAGAGCTTTGCTATCTTGTCTGCATCCTGCATTTCTTCCAATTTGAAATCATTAGGATATGCGTACACAAGCAAATAAGGTATTGGGTTCATGCCAACGCCCCGGAACCATTCGACAACCTTTGAACACGGCGGCTCACTTTTTCCGGTCTCCCACTTCCGAATTGTCTTAACGTCTACCTGCAATAGAAATGCTAGTTCTTCTTGTGATTTCTTCGACTTTTGCCGTACGAATTTCAATACTTCGTGAATTTCCACCTTCATCTTTAACACCTCCATTCTATTGTATTTTATCACTTATCAAAAGGTAATAAAAAGGGCTTTTTTTGTCTTGTTTTCCACCCCGAAAATGGTTTGTGCTTTTTTAATGTAAGGTATAAAATCGCCACATATTACTTGTAATCATGAAAGCCTACTAATAAAAAGTCAAGTACTTTTTGAAGAAATTTGCGAAGAAATTTAAGAATTGAAAATAGGCACAAGAAATAGGCTACCCAAAACGGCTAGCTTAACGGAGGTGATAATCGTTTGATATTTAAGACTCTTC